TTTTAACAACCACCCCAGACCCTTTGCATCCTGCTAACTGTTACACAAATTTAAGTGCAGGAGATTACAAATATACTTCAACCGATGGAATTTATGAATTTACTCTCCCAGAAGAACTAAGGGGAATAAATACTGCACTTGATAAAGTAGTGTTTGACAGAGTAAGCCATAGAGGATATTTGGAGAGAAGGATAGCTAAACAAATATTTAATGGTACAGAAACATGGACTTTGGTGAATGCAGGAACTGCAAATTGGCATTATCAAGTTCAGTCTTCGTCTGTCAGTAATCAGATTGTTACTTTAAGCAGTCACTATCCAATGGGATTAGTTTATGGTGCAAATACAATTAATGGTATTCTAGCAATAGGTGCTGGATATATTAGAATTAGATGGGGTACTGAAGATACAATTGCTAATTTTAAAGTATGGCTTGTATCACAAAATGCTCAAGGAACACCTTTGACAGTTTATTATGATTTATTAACAAGGACAAGAGTTCCTTTAACCTTCACTAAAGTAGCAAGTTCAGCAAAAGTAGAAGTACCAATGGCTTTCCTTACTGCAACACCTTCACTGGATTATCCTTCAGATATGTGGAGTGTAAGTAGTCCTAATACGCATAAGGTGATAAGTAGAGGGAAGAATAAGCTTCACATAACTAACAAAGTTACAACTAGTTATGGTATATCTGGAACATTTGATGATTATAATAGCATAGTTTTAACTGGACTTCAGACGGGTATGCCAAGTAATCAAGGATTCAGTTTAACTACTGATAGTCTAAATGTTGTTGCCGGAAAAACTTATACGTTTAGTATAATAGGAAATACCCTATGTAAAATTGCCTTGAGTGGCTCAAAAGTTGGAGTTGCATACACTTCAAGTTCTAATAAAATAACATTTACACCAACTATAAGTGGACCATTGGATTATTTACAATTATTGTATGCAAGCACAAATAATGGTTTGACATATAACGAAACCATCAAAGTACAATTAGAAGATGGAGCAGTTGCAACAACATTCGAACCTTACAAAACGCCAACACAAGTCACCCTCCCACCACTAAGAAAAATAGGAACAATAGTAGATGAATTCAATCCTAAGACTGCAAAGTTAACAAAGAGGATAAGTGATTGGTTGAATCTGAGCGATGTAGCGGTAAATGCAGATGCAACTAATCCATTCATCAACTTTAAACGGTGTAGTTTAGTAAATTTGCTACCTACACATAACTGCTCAAATTCAGGATTAAAGATGCTAGACTATACTACTTTAGATATTCCATATGGAGCAAATTCAGCAGATAAGGCAGGTTTGCATGGAATGTCTAATAACATAATTCCTATGTGGGTGTCCAACGATAAAACAGGTTTTTCAGATGCTTTAATAATGAGTAGTGCAGAATGGCAAGCTTATTTTAAAGGTTACAAAATGTGTAATGCAGATGGCAGTTCACCTTATTACAAGTCAGAAGTTCCATATACTCCTGCAACTTGGACAGAATGGGCAAAAGTAAATGCAGTTGGAGATTCTACAGGAATAACACTGACATCTGATGGTGTAGATGCTTCAATAACTATATCTACAATACTCCCAAAACCTTCAACAAATTATGGAGTATTAGCGAATTGTTCGGATAATACTCTAACTACAAGACAAGTAAATGCACAAATTTTAGGATCTCCTGCTTCAACTACAAGTCCACTTATTTTAGTGGGTTCAACTGGAAATAGGAAATGTATTGTGTACTCTCCTTCGGTTTCTGTTACTGGAATCCGATTCTATACTGGAGCAGTAGCCTCTGGACAATTAGTAAAATTCAAAGACATCCGTATATTTGAACTTCCAGTAGGATCACAAATAGAAACAGACTTTACCACCTTAACAGCAGACCAGTTAGCAATAAAATATCCATTCAATGGTTTGTGTGTTAAGAACTGGAAGAACATAGTAGACGGAACAGGACAGACAGCAGTATTACCGACAACTTTAGCAACTGGATATACTCCATATAAGATGCTTTATCAACTTTCAACACCAGTAATATCCGACTTTGGAACTCCTACACCGTTACCAACTTATCATCCGACAACTATCATAGAAACAGACTGTACACCAGTAGTAAAGGCTACAATAGATGCTACTGTAAGAGTGGAGGAATAATATGGGTAAGATAAAGTTAGATAAGTTCAAAGACAAAGACACAAAAGACAAAGATGGTAAAAAAGTAAAAGGCAAAGCAAAAAAGTTCAAAGTCAAAGGTGAGAAGAGATTAAGGGGTGGTGGCGATGCTGTCACCCTCTCCACTGATGATGGCACTGAAATCAAATATGTCGAAAGTGCTGGTATTGTTTATTTTGTAGGAGTAACAGAACCAAGAAGAAAGTTAAAAGGCAAGACTGCACGGGAACTAGTTAATTCAATATACAATATCTAAGGAGGTTTACATATGGTCAAAATGGTAGCAACCGCAATGATACTCTGGATAGTCTATATTTTGGTCATATGGACCTATGCGGGGGTGATATATTAATGGAATTTTACGACAGAACAGGCAACATCAAAAAAGTTCATGTAAAATTTGAACCATTAAAGGAGACTTCACGGATGACACAATCTTTAAATATGATCCATCAAGGTAAGACACCTAAGGAACGTAGAGCCATAGTGCTATATTCTGTATGCGATGACTGCAAAGACACCACATGCTTCTACGGACGGTATAAGAAATATTGTTCTGATAACTTTATTGGCAAATGCGACGACGCAAAATTATCAGATGAGCGACAGAGGCTTATACGAATAATATTAACTTAGGGGGCGTCATATGAAAAAAATGATAATGATATTGACATTGGTAATTATACTAGCCTTTCCCGCATCTGTAACTATGGCTTGTGGTAGAAATAATCACCATCCCAGGCATCATTGGTTTTCAAGACATCATGTTGAACGAGTTGTCGTGGCTCCAGTTAATGATGGCAGCTATGATTATTATCACAACGTACTAGGTAAGTCTAAGGCCTGGTATCTAATTAATATTCACAAACTACCTTAGACAAAATACATACTAGGGGGTTAAAAATGGATGGTATAGTAGAAAATCTAAAAGATAAAAGCGAAATCTGGTCGGTCCAGGCATATATCATACATAATGAAGCGATGAGGGCAGCCTCTCAAAGATTCAATGATGAAAGAGACCGTAGATACGCTGAAGTTAATGTCGAAAAGGAAAAGGCCCTGAAAATTAAGGAGACAGCAGACTTGGCAGCTTTAAGTCTAGCACGAGAAAGTCAGGTCTATAAAGATCAACAGGCCGATATCATGCGGGAGAAAAACCTTGCTGCATCCGGTATATATGCTACAAATGCAGACCTGGCAGCTGTCGTTGATAAAATGGAGAAGGCGCTAAAGCCCTTAACCGAATTTATTAATGCTCAACAAGGCGCAGCAAAAGGTAATGATATTACCTGGGGAAAGATATTTGGATCAGTAGCAGCCATGGCAGCCATTTTTGGAATTATAATGAAATTAAACGTATTTTAAAAAAGGGGGGAGAGTAATATGACTAATGAGATTTTATATCTCAATCCAAGTAGACAGCATGACAACCTTGGTGTTAACGGATATGGAACTGAAGCAGACAATATGATGAGAGTTGCCAAAGTTGTTAAAGGTAAACTAGATGCTAAAGGTATTCTCAAGAAAGTAGTATTAACAGAAGGATTGACATTATCACAGGCTATTGCTGAGAGTAATGCAGTAGGGGCTACACTTCATCTTGATATTCATTCGGATGCAGGTGGAGGACGAGGATGTACTGGACTTTATAAATCGGACAATGGAAAGAAGTTTATAACTTGCATTTACAATCGTGTTTCAGCATTAACACCTTCAGCTGATAGAGGGTTATCACTTAGAACTGATCTAGGTGCTCTTAATCAAACTCACGCTATTGCCGGACTTATTGAATGTTTCTTTCATGACAATGCAGAAGATGTTAAATTCTACAACGCTAACCTAGATGCTATTGCTCAGGCTATAGTTGATGGTATTCTTGACTATCTTGGCATTGCAACAATGGTATATACACCCTCCAAACCCGTAGCACCAGTTAATTCTAATGTGGATGCTATGGTATTAAGAATCCAACGTAATCTTAATCGACTTAAAATTACTGATGATTCTGGTCAGTCATTGGTTGAGGATGGTGTACCAGGAGCTAGAACCAAACAAGCTATTAAGAAGTTTCAGGACATAGTGAACATAACGGTTGATGGTATACCGGGTAATGTAACGTTAAATGCCATGAACGATATTTTACTCAAACCATTAATGCGTTTTGGAGTAGTTAATCGTAATGCAGCAAAGTATATTCAGTGGAGAATGGGCATTACAAGAGATGGTGTATTTGGAACTGATACTGCTGCTCATGTAAGAAGTTACCAAACAAGTAAAGGTTTTAAAGCTGACGGTATTGTAGGATATGATACCTGGAATGCTTTGATAGGAGCATAGTATGGACGAAGAAGTAAAGGAAACTGGACAGTTCTCTAAGGTAATGGTATTATTAATAATCATAATGAATATATGGTTTACAGTAGCAGTACTAAGAGTATTTGCAATTACTGGAGCAGAACCGGTGGCATTGGTAGCAGCGTTCTTCGGCTTTACTACCGGTGAGTTATGGTTAATGGCTAGTATTAAGAAAACTAAAGTAGTTAAAGAAAAAAGGAGTGAAGTGTATAATGAACTTAAATGCGGAATTAGTAAGGAAGTTGACCAGTAGGAAGTTCTGGACAATGGTTTGTGGATTTATAACATTGTTAATGACAGCTAGAGGAATGAATCCTGGCTCTATCGAACAGGTTGTAGCAATCATAATGGCAGGAGGAGCAATAATTGCGTACATATTAGCTGAGGCTTGGACGGACGCTGCTTATGCCCCTAAAGAGACATTATAATCGCGGATAAAACACAGGTTATAATGAAGGAATTAAAAACTCTTGAAAGGGGAGAAGGAAATGAAGAAATACAGAAAAGATAAAAGGAACCCAATTACTAAGGAGGTTGATGAGATAATTGAAATTATGTCACACACTGATAGAGGTTCTGAGGAATACAAAAAACTAGCAGCAAACTTGGAGTTGTTGATAAAGGCAAAGTCGATATATAAAGACCCAGCACGAATTGACGCGAACACGCTTGCAATAGTATTAGGTAATCTTATTGGAATTGCAATCATAGTGGGGTATGAGGAAGGTCATATCATCACCAGCAAAGCACTTGGATTTGTTTTAAAGGGACGTGTGTAATACATGTCCTTCTCTTTTTGCCTCGCGAAAAAAACACATACTATAATGAAAGAAAAGTGTCGTAACTCGAAAGAGGGGGACTTTACTTGGGTTCGAATCCCAAGCTTATTTTTTTGTTTTTCGCACAATTAACACATACTATAATAGAAGTAAAATTTATTTTAAGGGGGATTTTATCATGAATAAAAGTTTAGGAGAAGTATTGGGAAATGCCATAGGGGTAATAACTATTACAGGATGGACTATTTATGCCATGTATAAAATAGGAAAAAAAATAAACGAACGAGTAAAGAGAGCTTAGGCTTTCTTTTTGCCTCGCAGAAATAACTTATTGTATAATGAAAGTAAACTTGAAAGGGGATTATAAAATGGAGAGAAATGAATTATTATGTTTAGGATTAGTTGGAATTGGAGGAATGGTAATTGGTAATATAATTAACAGATGTAGGTTAAATAAACAGCATACAGAAGCTGAAATATTATTATCAAGATCATTAGACCAATCTAAAGAATTGATAAGCATAGCAAAGAAAGCTCAAACTGAAAATAAGATCCTTAGAGCGAAAATGAAGGAGATGGGTTGTCTATAAAAGACAGCCTTTCTTTTTGCCTCGCGGGAATAACACAGTTTATAATGAAACCAAAATAAATTTTAGGGGGATTTAATCATGAATGATAAAACACTAGTAAGGTTAGTAGCATGTGTAATATTGGCACCAGTCGTATGGAATGGAACAATGGCACTCGTGGGTCTAACTGCAAAAGGCGTTAATCAAGTGGTATATAAACACAAAATTAGAAAAGGTTTAAAAGATGGAAGCATAGTTAAAATCGATGGAGAATACTTTGAAGTAGAGGTATCTGATATTGAGGAGGCTTAGGCTTCTTCTTTTGCCTCGCATAAAAAACATAGTGTATAATGAAAGTAAATATAAAGGGGGATATTATAATGGAAGATAATACTTTAACGAAAGAGATTGAAAGGCTAGTCAAAGAGATTCAGCGTGACGAAAGAGACGTCATCACATGGAGAAACTTAGACGATGCAAAAGCAAACTCAATCGAGAAGGCTATTGAAAGAAAAATAAAACTTTTAGACATACTTAACAGAAGGTAAGCTTAGGCTTACTTTTTAATTTTTGAAAGGTGGTATATTAATATGTTAAAAGGTCAAGGGGAAATGGAAAAAACAGAGTTTGGAGCAATGAGGGAATCAAATGACGGGCGAGGTAGATTTGACTTACTTCCGTACGAAGCCATGGAGGCACTTGCTAAATGGTATGAGGAAGGTGCTAAAAAATATGAAGATAGGAATTGGGAAAAAGGGATTAGTGTTAAGGATTGCATTAATCGTATGATTCGTCATTCACTCAAGGCTAGCAATGGTTGGACTGATGAAGATCATTTGGCTGCGGTTATGTGGAATGCAGCAGCGGCTATTACAATGATGCGTAGACATCCAGAATGCAATGATCATATTTGGGATCTAGAACATATCAAGTTTTAGCTCGCAAGGATTACACAGCCTATAATAGAAGGAGATGGTTAGCTCAGTAAGGTAAGAGCGCTGATAGAGTTACTCAGAGGTCGTCAGTTCGAATCTGACACATCTTCTTATTTTTGCCTCGCGGGGTTTACACACTATATAATGAAAGGATATGATAGATAGGACGTCGTAGCAAAAAGGCTAAATCATATTCTTTTTCTTTTGCCTCGCGAAAAAAACACAGGTTATAATGAAAGAATATGGGACTTTGTACTTTAAATAGTATATCAAACTAGAGTAGATTGCTCTGGAGGTCACCATATTCTTTTACTTTTATTTTTGAAAGGGGATTATAAAAATGAACAAAGAGAGTATTAATCAATTAGCATTGACAACAAGAAGAACGGTCATTAAAAATTCACCTGCCATATTAACAGGTATGGGAGTGCTGGGAGTATTTACTACTGTATATGCAGCAGTGGATGCTACACCTAAAGCTATGCAGATCTTAGAAGAACGACGTGCAGAGGAACTAGATGCCAATGAGGAGTTTAGCGACTTCACTAAATGGGAGATGTTTAAAGAGGTTTGGAAATGTTATATTCCTACTTTTATCTCTGGTGCAGTAACCATTACAGCAATTGTGTCTGCTAACTCAGTAAACCAGCGTAGGAATGCTGCACTGATTGGTTTATATTCTTTGTCTGAGAATGCTCTAAAAGAGTATAAGAACAAAGTAGTAGAAATAATAGGTGAAAAAAAAGGACAAGAGATTAAAGATGGAATTGCTAAGGACCGTATACTCAAGAATCCAGTTAGAGATACTGAGATAATCAACACTGGACATGGTGACACCTTATGTTATGATGTCTTAGCTGGACGATATTTCAGAAGTGATATTGAGCATATTCGTAGATCACTTAATGAGGCAAGTAGGAAGTTAATGACCGAAATGTTTATGTCAGTGAACGATGTTTACAGCGAATTAGATTTACCAAGTAATGGATTAGGCGGTCTGGTTGGATGGAATATAGATGATGGTTTGATAGAGCCAGAGTTCAGTTCCCAGTTGACAGAGAATGATATTCCATGTTTAGTACTTGACTTTACTATGATGCCAAGGACTATGAAATAAAATTTGAAAGGGGTAATAAAAATGAAAAACATTAAAACATTAAAACATTCTGTAAGGATCACAAGAAGGAAATCGTAGTTACCGGGTTAGTTATTGGAGGGGTTATAGCAACCTCCTTTGTAACTAAAAGGATATGTACAAGAGGATTAGTTAATGCTAAAGGACTCAATGTTCTCACTTGGAAAACACCAAAGGGTACTGCAAACCTAGAGTATGTTAAGAAATTCCTAGATGCGAATGCTGGGAATGGTGAGCCATTTGCGATATTTAAAGAAGGACCAGATCCAGATGCTTATGTCTCTATATTGTTTAATGACAAAATAGTTCAAGTATAACTAATGAAATAGGAGGGATAACCATGTTAAGACAAATCGGTGAAAAAATAGGATATGCAATTGGTTATGTAGTGGGACATACTGCGGCTGTAATAGTCGTAGTTCCTTTGATGTTTCAAATAGAAAAGCGAATACGTATATATACTGATGATGTAGAAGTTGTACGAGAATTATCTCATCGAGTTATAGATATAGTAGTAGCCGATAGTGATAATATTATGTGGCATCCATTTAAATCAAGAGATCTTGTTAGAAAGATTACTGATCAAGAAGTTAATAAATGGTTGTATCGATAGATAGGGAGGGATTACAATGGTCAAATATAGGAAAAAACCAATAGTAGTAGATGCTAAACAATTTGTAGTTTATAATGCTCAAGGTGATAGTAATGCTACAGAAGTTGTTTGGTGGATTTTAAAAAACAATGGACAAGCTAGAGGTGAGAACCCATTTATATATATCCAAACTTTAGAAGGAGAGATGCGCGCAGATTCAATGGATTATATAATACAAGGAGTTAATGGAGAATTTTATCCATGCAAGCCTGACATTTTTGAAAAGACTTATGAGTTATGTGAGTTGACTAAATAGCTCGCGAAAAAAACACAGTGTATAATGAAAGAAAACTTAAATATGAAAGGATGGATAAACATGAAAAATATTAAAGGATTCGTAAACGAACACAAGAAAGGACTTAAAAGAGTTGCAATCGGAGGAGTAGTAGTTTTAATAGCAGGAGTGTTATATAAAGTGCTGCACAAAGATGAAGACGAAATTGACAATTTTGAAGTGACGTTTGATGAGCCAGTAGATGTTAATTATGTAGATGCACCAACAGAACAAGAATAATTTCAAAGGGGAGTGTTATGAGAAATCATAGCATTCTCTTTTATCTTTTTCGTATTATGAACTAAATGGAGGAATAAAAATGAAATATTACTTTGTACTTGACTCATTAAATAAAAGACATATCATAGTTGCTGAAAACGAGGAAAACTTGATGTCTATTGTAATCGATGATAAAATGACAGTAGTCGAATTTTATGAACTCACACCTGATAAATTCACTACATCAGGATTCCTTATTTCTGATAAGTAAAGGGAAGGAGTAATTTCATGATAGTTAAACATTATTGTCCATTTTGTAAAAAATTAATAAGTGTTGATAAAATAGCAGTCGAGGATAGGAGAATGGCTACAATAACAAAAGAAAACTTGAATACTATATTTAAAGTTTTAGGAAAGAGTTGTGAATCTATACACAGTTAGTTGAAAGGGGCGAGTTATTATGATGATCGACGAGTTTATAGGAGAATATTACTTTCTAAGCAACTTTAGTTACTCAAAAATAGAACTAAACGGATTCATATTCGATAGTGGTGAAGCAGCATTTCATTCTTTTAAAGATATTAGTAGGCAATCTGAATTTGTTGATATATTTCCTTTAATGGCCAAAAGAAAGGGCAGACGTGTAAGTCTTAGAAGTGATTGGGAGCAAGTTAAAGATGACATTATGTATCAAGTTGTTAAAGCAAAGTTCGAACAGAATGTTGACTTAAAAGAAAAACTATTAGCAACCGAAAATCAAATGTTAGTTGAAGGTAACACTTGGAATGATACATATTGGGGCATATGTCAAGGTAAAGGATTTAACGTGTTAGGCGTAACTCTTATGCTTATAAGACATGAATTGAGAGGGGAGAGTTAAATGCTAACAAGTAAAGAACTCGAATTGGTTAACAGTATACTTATGGCAGTCAAATATTCTGGAACTGTTGTATATAATCGTAGCGAACTTTCCGAGTACAAGGGTTATAATATTATACATGCTATAAGAGAAGTTGAATCCAAAGGAATAAAATGCGAAAAAATTTCAGATAGGAATGGAAAACTAATTGCATTTATAGTGAGGGAATAAATATGAGAATAAAGCCATATACCAATATCGGAATAAAACGTATGAAATGTTTTAAATGTGGTGAGAAAGCAGCCGCCCAATGGCAGATTTGCTCAGACAGTAATCAGTACAGACCAGTGTGTCTAAAGTGTGATTTCGAATTAAATGAACTGGTTCTTAAGTGGGCAGGTTTCGATGACTGGGAAGATAAATTAAATAAATATAAGCACCGAATCAACGAAAGGGGCGAGTTAAATGGACCAAATGAATAACAAAAAACCAATGTATAAATGGCTATTAGTAATGAAAAATGGAAAAGAATACTTTGTATGGCATGAAGCAAATACTTTAGATGCTTTAATAATACGATTACTACCCACTCAACTCAATGAACAAAAATGGACATCATTAGATTTGGTATTTCCGAAAGATGAGTATACTGCAATAGCTATTAATGGTGTTGATATATCAAGTATAGGATATAAGACCAAGTAAAAATAGTATGAAGGGGGAGAGATAAATGAAGAAAGCGGATTTAAAAAAAGAAAAAGACTATGAAAAGTTTATGTATAATCCAGATAACCAAGGTAAGTGTAAAGATTGCCCTGAGAATAAGGGTTATGATACTTTCTATTTATGCGGACAACAGCAGTGTTGGGTAACAGTTCATTGTAAGAGGGCGAAAGAAAATGTTTAAATGGTTAAAACAATTAACTTGTAAACATTGGCAAGCAATACTTATATCCTGGACAATTATATCATTTGATAGTGTTCGAGTTCTTTACAGATGTGTTGACTGTGAAAAAGATATATCTCTAATATTAATGGGGAAAGAAGCTTTTGATTGGATGAAATCAATGGATGATTATAAAAGAGTTTAATTACAACATTCGAAGGGAGAGAGTAAAATGTTGGTTAAGGAGTTAGTTGACAAGTTACTTAAAATGCCACAAGATGCTAATATTGTCATAGTAATTCCATGGGGTGACTACAACAATGATGTAGATATTGATGATGAGTTCGAACCTAAATTATTAGCAAACGGAAAAGTAGAAATTTACCTTTGAAAGGGGAGAGTGAAATGAAGAAATATTTCTTTCATATAATTAATAAAGATAATGGTGGCTTTAGTGGTGCTATTTCAATGCCAGGAGAGAACCAAGAAGATGCAGCTAATAAAATCCTTAAAGTAAAGCATCCTAGTGGTTGGGGAATGTATTTTAATCCTAAAACTGATAAACTAGTCTTTAAAAAGGAGATTGAGGATAATGAGTAAAATTAGACGTCCAGTAGAAAGATTGACTGCTATATCAGGTCAAGTGTTAGAAAGATATGATAGTATTACCCTTGCAGCAATAGCATGTTATGCTGATGGTGGTAGTATTTCGAAAGCATGCAGAGGCAAATTACAAGTTGTTGCTGGATACAAATGGAGGTATTGTGATGAAATTTGATAAGAATTTAATAGAACTAGTATTATCTGGATTTGCAATGGTTGTATTTGTGATTGCACTTATAGGAACTGCTATATTTAGTGTGTAAATAACTTAATATCGAAAGGGGATATTATTATGAAATTAATTAGTAAAAAAGGTTATCTCTATTCATTACGAGGTAATAAATTTAATCATTTTGAAGGTCTGGTTCAGTATGATAAATCTACTAATATTACAATCTTCTATATTCCATCATTAAATAAAAATTTTCAATGTTCGGCAGATCCTGGAATCATGTTTAAAGATAGACTTTGGCTTGAGACTGATAATCCTAAGTTAGTTATAGACCTTTTAATAAAGAATGAAAAAGAAAAGTTACAAGCAAAAATCAATGAGCTTCGTAATAAAATGACAATGTTAGATGATAAAAAGGAGATATTATTATGGATGAACAACCTATCATCAGTGTTTGGAGATGTTCAATGAAACAGTTTATATTCATTGTTAAAAGAAATAGTGGATGCGGAAATAGGATAAAATAAAATTACAACCTTTGAAAGGGGAGAGTAAAAATGGAAAATGTAGCAATATTACCAATTAAAAAAGGTTATCTTTATTCATTGTGGAGTGGGAAGTTAAGAGTGCATGAGGGTCAAGTAGGTTATAGGGATTGGAATGGAAATGGGATATTTAAATCAATTACTGGTAACCGATTTACATGCTCCATGGAACCTGGAATAGTATTTAATGCTGTTGTTTGGCTTGAAGAGGACGATAAACAATTAGCTTGTAAGATATTGATTAGTTATGAGAAAGAGCAGATACAGATATTACAGGATAAAATAATGAAGTTACAGGAAAAGATTGGAAACCACCAATGTAAAATCTCTTTATTGGAGGATGCTAAGAATGAATAAAAAGAAGCAATACCTATATGTTTTAAGAAATGGTCAGTTTAATGTCTTTAAAGGAGAAGTACAAGTTGGCTATATTGATGGTATTACAGGATACGCTATATTTATGACTGATTTTGGTAAGAGTTATATTTGTTCATTACATCCTTGTACTGTGTATAATTCTGTTGTATGGTTAAACGATGATAATGAAACTCTTGGTAGGGAGATTTTAAGATTGCATGTACAAAAAAAGATAAAAAAGTTAGAAGAAAAACTAAACAACCTATCATCAGTGTTAGGAGTTGTTAAATGAAATACTTTATCTTTCATATATGCAACTGTAATGGTAAATTTATAAGTGCCATTTGTGTGCTTGCTGAGACAGAAGAAGAGGCATTACGATTAATAAATACTAAACAGTTACTAAACCTTCATATTATTAAAGGTGACACTATTCAATTAAAAAACACAATAGATATGGATGAAAGGTGGAATTACTAATGAATAAAAAACTAACAGCATTGATAATAGTGGCGGTAGGTATTGGGTCTGCATTTATAGATGGGGATATTACTTTTACAATTGCGGCATTAGGGGTCGGTTGGATAATGTTCTTTGATGATGGTAAAAAAGTTGAGGATTAAATCGCGAAAAAAACACATAGTATAATGAAAGATTAAACTTGAAAGGTGGAATTTATTATGATGAGTAATCGTGAAAAAGTTAAATTTGTTGGAGGATTAGTTATTTCAATATGTGTAAACACAGTAATCAGTAATGTTATAAGAGGAAGCAGTTCCGAGGACATTGGTAAAGCGGAAGCAGTAGCAATGAGAATTGGAAAGGCAGCACTCTCAGTAGCAATTAGTGGTTTTGTAGTAGACAAGATTGAAGAACGATTCGATAAGAAAATGGAACAGATCGATGCTAAGAGTAAAGAAGAAACAGCAAAAGGTTAATTAGAAAGGAGTAGGTACTAGTAACATAGTACTTATTCTTTTCAATTTTGAAAGG